TTTTCTTGATTTAAGCAGGTTGGCTTTGGCAAACTCTGCACGATTAACTAACTTAGATGGTTCAGTCTTACCATTGTGTTCATGATTGATAACGAATCCTTCTGGCTTAGATTCCTTACCTTCGATATGGTGTTCGTATTTATCGTGGCCAACCTCAAGGTGTTTAACCAAAGTGTTCTTTGCTTGAGCCAAATGGTTATGCATATTCAACAAGTTTTCGTAGTGTCCCTTGTTCTTTTCAACATGAGCAACTTGAGCAGCACCTTCTTCTCTGTGTTTTGCTTGACCAGCTTCTGACTTCAACTTAGATGCTTTCTTCTCATGAACATCAGTAAGATGTTGTTGAAATCCTTTAGAAGTTGGAATCTCATCATGGCGAACTGTCTTGTTGATGTATGTTCCAAGATGTCCAGCATCACCACTGTGAGCAGAGTGAATCGCACTATACATTTTAGAACCATGAGTATCATGAATTGCTTTCGCAGCATTCATATGCTTATGGAATTCGTCTTGCGATTTTTGCGGATAAGTGTTTTTGCTTGTATCATGACTAGCATCGTGATGATGAACATCAGGATGTTGACCAAAGTCTTTATGATTTACATCGTGGTGAGCAGACATAGAAGCAATGTCTTTACCATGATATTGTGTATGAACAGCGATACCTACTTTAGACTTAGCGATTTGCTTAGCATGGTCGCCATGTGCTGTATAGGTAATTGTATTTGGAGTAAAGGAAGATTTGCCTGTTTTCTTATCGTGAGTAACAGAACCTTTGTCGCCACCAGAGTGCATCAGGTCGCCTTGATATACACCTTTCTTTGGTGTAACTTTTGGTAGATGCTCAAGAGCAGCTTTAAGGTGGTGAACCAGACCAGGAGCATGACCATGATTCTTTTCGATGTCAGCTGCAGTGTGATTAATCTTTGGATCTTTATTGAAAGCAGACTTGGTAGCTACAAAAAACTTTCCAGTTTTAGGATGATGTCCAAAAACAACAGCTGGAGATCCGTCATACTTTGTAGTAAGATTGCTATTGCTCTTACCAGCTTTCATATGTTCATGGGCATGAGTCAATGCGCCATGAGCATGTTCGAAACCTTCATGTCCATGAAACAGAGGACGATCCTCTGGGTGGGTAATGTGCTTTAGTTTCTGCCCTTCTTCGGCTTCTTCTTTTAAATAAGTTTGGAACGATTTCATGGATTTACCCCTTTAATTCTATATTTATATTATACCTAATTTGCAATTTATAGTCTTTCAAGAAGAATACGTAGATATTTTGGACCAGTATCTGCAGCAGTTGTTCCTCTAAACTGAAAGTCTATTTTATAACTACTTCCATCGATTATTCCAGTCAATTTAATAACAGCATATTTTCTTACTCCAGGCTCTGGATAAACATAAGAATCTACAGTTAAACTATCTAAAGAAATTTTAGCGAACGATCCCTTTGCTATTTTAGAAACCTTAACATCATTCATAATTTTTTTGTGTACAATTACAACATCAGTTCCATAGGTCTTAGTTAGGAATTCTTCAATGTTATTTTTAACTTTGTTGTAGTCTACTTTCTTTTTGGTAACACATCTATATTTTGACCCGAACCCACCCCATTTATATCCATCAATTCCAAGGTAGTCGCAAAGAGCAACCTGTTGATTTTTATTTGCGAAATATTCTTCTATTGCAGCGGATAGAACATAGAAAGACTTGGACATTTTAAGAGAAAGATATACAAGTTTTTTTGTGGTTTTGTTTTCTAATGTTAAATCGGTAAGTGTAGCACCAGTAGAGTTATTGACACTTAGAGAACTACCATCCCATGCCAATTTACGTCTCTGATTCTTAGAACCCATTGGAATAATCTTCCATCCATCTTTTTGTGTAAACTTAAGAACCTTTTCCATTTCAGAAATAACATCTGCATGTTTCAAATTACGCTTGGAAAATCCTGCCCACCAGTTGGTTAAATCTGCTTCTAATTCATGTTCAAACTCAACACCACCTGCACCTTTTTGAATAATTGGTTTGAATATAATATCCCCACCATGGTCAGGAACACTCAAAACATTCATGGATGACGACTTACTTACCTTGAATACTTCAGTAAATGTTACCTTATTTGTTTTTAATAACTTTTTTGTTTCCGCAAAGGTTGCATCACGATCCTTAGATTTTATTGTGATGTCTTTAGCTGTCGCCTCAACTGTAGCTGTTGCGCCAAACTTTTTCTTTAGATTTTTTAAGAGATCTGCCATGATAACTATTATTTGCCCTTGTAGCAATATTTAGTCATGCATGCCAGCGATTGTATCTTCTTTCCCAAACTAGAATCTTACGAAGAAGCAGAGGGATAACCTCATTTTGAGTGTCTGTTCTGAATGTTTTTTGTATTCCAGAAAGATTTGTTGATACCTTGTAGGTTTTTGCGTTACGAATTAACTCTGCCACTGGGATGGTTGGTCGTTTCGTTTTAAAGTCCAGATATACGCAATGAGCATGTGCCTCAATCTCATCTCGACCAGCGTGGTAATCTCTAGTGTCATCTATCTTTTTGATACCACTTTTCTTATAGTAGACTTTGCTGGCGCAGTATTCTTCTCTCTTACCGTAGTACTGTTTGCAATGAATCAGTTCGTGCATCGCAACCTGAATAACTCTATACTTGAATCTATCCCATTTTCTATCTGTAAAAACGAAATGATTGTAGTCTGTATCTGGACTGCACCAAATATCAAGTTCTGAGTATTCATCATCGGTGTAGTATCCACCGCCAACTGCAACATGTTTTGTCAGTTTGGATTCATAGTGCCATGTAATGCGGAAACGCCACTTCTTGAAGTAATTCCTCAAGCCAGTGGCGTCATTTCTATACTTATCTAAATCGTTCCAGATTTTCGCTGGAATAAACTTTGCCCTGAAGGGACGATCATCAAAGTTCAGAAGATCGACAAAATCGAAGTCTAAACTCTGAAGATACTTCATACACTAGCCAAAGAATTCATCCAAAGATGTGACTGCAGTTGTATCAAAGTGTTCATCGAACATCTTGCGTGCATTCCTTGGAATAGATGGGTCATGATTGCTCTTGGTTTTAAGTTCGTTTAGATACCCTGTTTCCTTACCCATAGACAAGTCAATATATTGCTGAGCAATAACCTTGCGATCAAACTTCTTGATGAGTTCGTAATTATTTAGTTGAATCTGTCTGTAGTCAGCTTCAGGCATATTACAAAAGTTAGCGATCGCTTCGCCATACTGCTTCGGTGTATAGGACTTCTTCAGCATGCAGTAGTTTACTCCTGCTTTAAGAACGACTCCCATGCCTTCTTCATTGTTGGATACCCCATAATTAACAGCAATTGGAACAGTGCCAATCCGCATAGCATCAATAACAACTCGGTTGAAGTGTTCCCCGAAAGTATTAGACCAGCTTGGATCAACCAAAAACTTAGAAGTGGCCAATAATTCATCACGTTTTCCTCCTGATATAAACCCAAGGTATTCGAAGTTGCCTGAGTTTTCGGCATTCTCCCAGATACGCTTACCCTTACGATCGTCTGTTACATCTGGATCATACTGTGGATTGGCAAAATATTCTTCTTTACACTTATCCTTGGACATCATGTAGGCTGCTTCAATACCATAACCACCTACCAATGTTTTAACACCTGGCATGTATGGAACAGAACGAATCAAATCATCAACACGTTTCCAACGCTTGAATGTTTGGATCGAAAGAAGTTTATTCTCACGACCAGAGAAAGGTGGAGTTTCTGGTACACCAGCAATGTCCTGAGGATTTAAAATTAATGCCCTTGGAACATTCAGGAAATCCGCAGACTCATACGCTGCTGGATGTACGCAAGCAACTCCACTGAAATGGTGTTCAAACAACTGAATCCATGAATACAGTTTCTTCAAGTTGGCATCATGAATAATTGGAACTTGTTTAGTTGTAACACGCTCAATCATTGGCAACCAATTCAAGTCTTGTTCAGTGTCTTTGTTTTTAAAACCAAAGATAGACTGCCAAATAACCAAGTCATGTTTGTTAGCATCTTCAACAAACTTATCAATAGACTCTTTAACTTTGTAAGAATAGTATGGAGCAATCCAACCATCGCCTTGATGTACTGGATAACCTGAGCCAATCCCGATCTCATAACCTTCCTTCAACTCAGTAGGAATGTCAACAGGGCGAACTGTTTTGTTGCCTTTGAGGTATGCGAAAGTAACCTCGTGACCCAATTCCTTGAGTCCAGCCATGAGATGTTCACAGTGATTGATAATACCGCCAAAGTTATTGAAGGTATGCATTACCATCATAATTTTCATTAAAAGAACTCCTCAAGTGTACCAGCATTTGCCAGTGGGTGATATTTAATTAATTCATCACGACCAAGTTTTGATTCAAGATAGTCGTACCATTCTTTTGTTTCCCACATACCTTCGGAAACTCCATTCCAAAGTTTTTTCCAAAGATGATGTTCTTTGTTTAGTCTGCGTTGCTCAACAAAGTCATAGCGACAATCTTCGTACGCTTTTGAACCCAACTCTAGCATCTTCTCACGGAAATAAACAACCAAAGAAATGCGCTCAGAACCTTCTTCGCAAACAATAGGAGTGTTACCATGCATAACTTCATGATTGTTAATCAAGAGCAAGTCACCTGGACGAACATTAACAGCAACACGATACTCAGGTGCAATTAAGTAACCACCAGTGTACTTGCCATCATTGGAAAGTGTTAATAGATTTGACAGACCAGTGTTCAAATCACCTGCGTCATAGTGAGCAGCTGTTCTAAATGTTTTGTTAACTGTTACAGTCGTGAATGGTGTTTCAGGAACAAGAAATGCTGGATCAATTTTCTTGGCAGCTTCCATCTGATTTTTGTAACGCCATGGTAGCAGTTCCTTAAATCCACGTGCCAGTGATTGTAGGAATGGATAGGACATCGCAAACTTCTCAAAGTTGTTGGCAGTATAAGAAGTGGCACGACCATAGGGAATGCGAGGATAACGATCGAACCAACCAGCGATACCTGAATTAACAGCAGTACCATAGGTAGTTAGACTCATCATCTTCATAACTTCTTCAGTGGCACTTGCTCTATCAGCACGATTCATTGGCTTGATAGAATCCAACCATGCTTCAAAGTCAAACTTGCCATCACGATAGCGAGAGATGACCCAAACATTATTTTTACCTGCACCGCCAGCTTGTTTCTTATCAACTTCACGTGGATACTTGGCACGAATGGCATCGATAACATCATTCTCATCAAGAGATGCGTTTCGATTAGCAAGCAATGCTGTACACATTTCGT